ATCGGAAAGAGTAAAAGATTACATGAACTATTTAGTCATGGATAAAATGGAAGAGTACGAACCAGAGTTTGATTCTATGTTATTTCATTTACCACTAGCTGGATCTACATTTAAAAAAGTTTACTACGATACTACAATGGCAAGAGCCGTATCAAAATTTGTTCCAGCGGATGAATTAGTAGTACCTTACACAGCAACATCACTAGATGATGCAGAAGCAATTATTCACGTAATAAAAATACCAGAAAACGAATTAAGAAAACAACAAGTTGGAGGATTTTATAGAGATATAGATTTAGGACCTCCAGGTTATGCAGTTAATAATGAACTTGAGAAAAAAGAAAGAGAACTAGAAGGGACAAGAGCAAGTGGCAGAGCACAACCGCTTTACACTTTATTAGAATGTCACGTTAATCTAGATCTAGAAGGATTTGAAGAAGTAGGAGAAGATGGAGAACCTACTGGAATCAAATTACCTTACATCGTAACAATCGAAGAAGGAACAAGAACGGTTCTTTCTATTAAAAGAAATTATGCACCTGAAGATACAAAGAAAAAGAAAATTTCATACTTTGTACACTTCAAGTTTTTACCAGGTTTAGGGTTTTATGGTTTCGGTCTAATCCACATGATAGGTGGACTGTCTCGTACGGCGACCGCGGCTCTAAGGCAGCTCTTGGATGCGGGAACGTTATCTAACCTGCCAGCTGGTTTTAAACAAAGAGGTGTTAGAATACAGGATGATGCTTCGCCTATTCAACCCGGTGAATTTAAAGATGTAGATGCACCAGGAGGAAGTTTAAGAGATGCATTTTTCCCTTTACCTTACAAAGAACCTTCTCAGACTCTACTTCAGTTAATGGGTATTGTTGTACAAGCCGGTCAAAGATTCGCGAGTATTGCAGATATGCAAGTGGGTGATGGAAACCAAGGTGCAGCAGTTGGAACAACTATTGCATTACTAGAACGTGGGTCACGTGTAATGTCAGCGATACATAAACGATTGTATGCGGCAATGAAAAAAGAATTTAAACTTCTTGCAAATATTATTTCTAAATACTTACCACCAGAATATCCTTATGATGTTGTCGGTGGAGCAAGGACCATTAAACAAACAGACTTTGATGACAGGATAGATATTATACCTGTTGCTGATCCTAATATCTTTTCAATGAGTCAAAGAATTACTTTAGCTCAAACTGAAATGCAATTAGCGACAACGAATCCGCAAATGCATAACATGTACAATGTATATCGTAATATGTATGAAGCAATTGGAGTAAAAAATATAGATTCTATTTTACCTCCACCGCCACCTAATCAACCTAAAGATCCGTCAGTTGAAAATATTGAAGCAATGTCAGGTAAAAAGTTTCAAGCCTTTCCAGGACAAGATCATAGAGCCCATATTACTGCGCATTTAAATTTCATGGGAACTAATATGGTTAGAAACAATCCACCTATCATGGCCTCACTACAAAAAAACATTTTAGAACACATCAGTTTGATGGCTCAAGAACAAGTTCAATTAGAGTTCAGAGAGCAATTAAAACAGATGCAAATGTTACAACAACAAGCACCGAATAATCCTCAAGCAGCAAATGACTTACAAGTTATTACGAATGCTGTTGAAGCGAGAAAAGCGGTCTTGATTGCAGAGATGATGGAAGAGTTTATGAAGGAAGAAAAAGAAATTACTTCTCAATTTGACCATGATCCGTTGTTAAAATTAAAATCAAGAGAAGTAGATCTTAGAGCAATGGAAAATCAACGTAAAAAAGAATACGATAATGAAAAAATTAATCTAGATAAATCAAAACTTCTTCAAGATAGAGATTTAACAGAAGATAAAATGGAGCAAGACGAAGAATTAGCTGAAATGAGAGATGAAACAACTCTAGAAAAAGCTTATTTAAGTGCAGATGTTAAACTTTATAACGATAAAATGAAACGTAGAGATGTAAAGACCTTGAAAGGTCAAAGATCTTAATATATAATAGGAGCCATTATGATGAACTATAAAAAAACAAAAAAGTGTGAAGTACCCAGTCAAAACCTTGAGTACGATTCAAGAAGTAAAGCTAACGTTACAAGAGCTAGAAACATGATCGCTACTGGAGATAAAGTTACTGTAAAAGGAACTGGCAAAGCTAGAAAACAAACAGCTACTTGGATCTAACATGTGGTTATCGGCAATTAAATTAGCCGTTTCTGCTGGAAGTAAAATTTACGCTAATAAGCAGAGAACGAAGATGGCTATGTCAGATGCACAGCTTATGCATGCATCTAGAATGGCTGAAGGTAAGGAAGCTTACCAGGGAAAACTTTTAGAATCCAGAAACTCAGATTGGAAAGACGAATTTATTTTGCTTTTACTTTCGGTCCCCATCGTAATGTTGGGATGGTCAGTATGGTCAGATAATCCTGTACATATGGAAAAAATGGAGTTATTCTTCGTGCACTTTGGAAATTTACCATTATGGTATCAAACAATTTTTGTAGGGGTCATCGCGAGCGTCTATGGACTTAAAGCAACAAATCTGATAAAAGGAAAATAATTATGTCAAATAGAAACTTTAATAAACAAACTACAAACGCTAGACAAGCTTTAGCAATTGGTGGAATGGCAAAACTTCTAAAAAAATTAGGTAAACAAATTAAAAAAAATCCGTTACCTAAAAAAACAAAAGATATTGGAAAAAGATTAACTGACGCTTTTAAATCAAGAGGAAAAAAATAATGGCAAATAGAAATTTTAATAAACAAGTAGTACCAGCAAGAAAAAAATTAGCGGCAGGTGGAACACTTTCACCAAGAAAACCTAGAAGTTTTGACAACACAGATACAACTCCTAGACCTAAAAGTTTTAACAACACAGATACAACTGATCGTGAACAAATAATTAGAGATAGACTTAAAGAAAAAAGACCTAAACAAAGACCGGGTTCACCGAGACCTATGCCTATAACACCTAGAGACCCTCGAGATAAAATGGAACCTAGAAGACCTATGCCTACGCTGCCTGGAAGACCTAGAAAACCTGGTCCTGGTAGACCTATGCCTAAACTTCCTGGTAGACCTAGACCCCCGATAAGAGGACTTACTCCAGAACAAATAAAAAGACTTAAAGAGTTAATGAAAAAAAGAAAAGGTTTAGATCCTAAAAATCCTAAATTTAAAAAATCAATTGATTCTTTAAAAGAACAAATGAAAAAAACAGGACCTAGACCTAAAGGAAGAAAAAAATTAATGGGAGGCGGTTCGTCTTCTAGCAGAGAAGCAATGATGCACGGTTTTTATAATAAAGACATGGGCATGGGCAAAAAGAAAAAATAATGTCTATATTTGGAATAGCTAAAAAAGGTTTTGGAATGTTGAAAAAAAACAAATCTAAAACATCACCAACTATAACTTCTGTTAAACCAAATAAATCTGATAAAGCGTCAAAGCATAAAGTTGACTTGGCTAAAATTCCAGGGAGAGTTAATAACAAATGGAAAAAAGATATGGTAGATTTAGACGAAATTGGTTCTTCAGTAAAAAGAATGACTCAAAAAATAAAAGGTGAAAAACCTACTAAGTCTGGTGTTTCAAAAGGTAAAGACTTAAAAGACTAATGTTTAAATCTATTAAAAAATTTATTTGCAATTTATTTAATATCAAAGCATGTAAATGTAAAGATGAACATCTTGAATTTTATGAAGATGTACCAGAACCAACAATAAAAGTTAATCACTGCGACACGCATACAAGATTTATAAAATCTTGTTCTGCTTGTTTAATGTCAGTTATGGGCGAAAAATAATGAGAAAAAAAATTAAAGTATTAGATATAAATAAGAATGGTAAAAAAGACGGATTTGAAATAGCTAGAGCAAAAGGTATGGCTAAAGGTATGGGAGCAAGAGTAGAATTAAAAAAAGGTGGAGGAGCCGGTAAAGGTACTCATGTTACTAAAGATGGACGTACAGTTAAAAAAGGTCTTTGGTACAATATTGCTATGAAAAAAAAACGTGGTGAAAAAATGAGAAAAAAAGGAGCTAAAGGAGCACCTACCGCTAAAGCAATTAAAAAA